TTCACTCAACTCGACGGCCAGCCGTTCAAGCAGGACGACAAGGCCTTCACTCTGCGCGACTCAGCGCTGGCCGCGCTCCAAGCGACGCTTGAAGAGGATCGCCAAGTCTCCGGCACCGAGAAGGTCCGTCGCTACAAGCTGGCCATCGCGATCCATTCAGGCGATCCGGTCGAGCTAACCGCCGAAGACGTGGCGCTCATCAAGGACCGCATCAACAAGTGCTACGGCAGCCCCGTGATCGTGGCCCAGGCGTGGGAAGCGCTCGACGCCGACCCGGTCTAAGACCATGGCAACCGTCGTCGTCTCCGGCGCCACCTGCGTCCCCGCGATCGATCTGATGACGCGCGCGCTGCGCCTGGCCGGCATCCTGGCCGAAGGCGAGACGCCCGGCGCGAACATGACTGCCACCGCGCTCGCGGTGCTCAACGACATCCTGGAGAACTGGACGACGCAGGAACTGGCCGTCTACGCGAGCGAGCTGCAGACGTTCCCCCTCCAGTCCGGGAAGGGCTCCTACACGATCGGCCCCGGCGGTGACTTCAACGGCACGCGCCCTGTGCGGATTGCCTCGGCCTACACGACGTATCAGGGTCTGGACTACCCCTGCGAGCAGGTGAACGAGGATCAGTTCTCGAACATCGCCCTGAAGACGCAGGGATCGCAGATGGCGGTCCAGTTCTTCTACGACGCGGCCTATCCGCTCGGCACGGTCAAGATGTGGCCGGTGCCGACGCTGGCGAACACGTTCTCGATCGTCAATGAGTTGCAACTCGAGCGGCTGACGACCTCGGCGCAGATGATCTGCTACCCGCCCGGGTACGCGAAGGCGCTGCGCTACGAGCTCGCGGTGGAGCTGGCCGGCGAATACGGCGTCCCGCTGCCTCAGACGGTGATGGACGTCGCCAAGAAGTCGAAGGCCGACATCAAGCGCGCGAACCAGCGCCCGGCGTATGCGACGTTCGACGACGCCTACCTGGGCGACGCGCCGCAGACGCTGCCGAACTTCATCGCGGGCTTCTGACGTGAGCCAGTTTCCCTTCGTCGGCCCGTCCTACACGGCGCGCTCGAGAAACCTGAACGCGCAGCGCACGCTGAACCTGTATCGCGAGCCTGGTGGTCCGAACGGAAAGAGTGGGTCCGCGCTGATCGGCACGCCGGGGCTTCGACTGCTCGCGAACATGGCCGGCGGCGGCGTTCGAGGGGAACTCAAGTTCAACGCCTCCACGCTGATCTCGGTCGTCGGTAGCAACGTCTATCGGCTGACGACCGGATGGGTGCCGACGCTGATTGGCGCGATCGCAGGGGACACGGCGCCGGTATCGATGGCCTCGAACGGCTCGGTCATCATGCTCGTGACCGGGCCTCTGGGCTACTTCATCGATCCCATCGCGGGCACGGTGACGCAGATCACCGATCCTGACTTCACCGGCGCGGATGTGGCTATCTTCGCGGCGGGTTACTTCCTGTGGAACGACCCTGGAACGGGGAAGCTGCAGTGGTCGCAGCTGCTCGGCACCGACATTGACGCGCTGTCGTTCGCCACGGCTGAGAAGTCTCCCGACAACCTCGTCTCCGTGATCGAGAGCCACGGGGATCTGTGGCTGTTCGGCGAGGCCGTCACCGAGATCTGGATGGCGAGCACGAACCCCGACCAGCCGTTCGAGCCGAACAAGTCGGCGGCGGTCGAAACTGGCTGCGCGGCCAAGTTCAGCCCGGCGAAGTGCGACAACACGGTCTTCTGGCTCACCGCGGACGATCGTGGGCAGGGCATGGTGGTGCGCGCGAACGGGTACTCCCCTGCGCGCGCCAGCGATCACGCGCTCGAGACGGCCGTCGCGGGCTATTCGAGGATCGACGACGCCATCGGCTTCTCCTACCAGCAGGAGGGCCACGAGTTCTACGTCCTCACGTTCCCCACTGCCGATCGGACGTGGGTCTACGACGCCGCGACGCAGGAATGGCACGAACGCTGCTGGCGGGACGCCGATGGTGGTGAGCGGCGCATCCGTGCGAACTGCCATGCGGCCTTTGGAGGGGAGAACGTCGTCGGGGATTGGGAGAACGGCAACCTCTACGCCTTCGACCTCGACGTGTTCACCGACAACGGCGCGGCGATCAAGCGCCAGCGTCGGGCCCCTCACATCGCGGACGGCAACTACCACAACGTCGTCTATGACGCGCTGCAGGTCGACTTCGAAGCCGGCGTCGGCCTCCTGAGCGGCCAAGGCTCGGATCCGCAGGCCATGCTGCGCTGGTCGAACGACGGCGCGAAGACGTGGAGCAGCGAGCACTGGGCGTCCATCGGAAAGATGGGCGAGAACGTGTGCCGCGCGCTGTGGCGAAAGCTCGGGCTCGGCCGTGACCGTGTGTTCGAGGTGACGATCACCGACCCCGTGAAGGTCGTGATGCTCGGAGCCGCCATCCAAACGAGGCCCTGCGCGTCATGACCTATCCGACAAGCACGAAGGACAACCTGCTCAACGGGCAGACGTTCACTCACGCATCCCTGCACACGGCCTTCCCTGGCACGACCGGCGCGAACGAGGTGACCGGCGGGGCCCCGGCATACGCGCGCAAGGCGATCACCATGAACGCCAGCGCGGGCGGCTCGGGCCGCGTCCTCAACGCCGCGGTGACGTTCGATGTCCCGGCGACGACGGTGCGCTGGATCGGCGGCTGGAACGGAGCCGCGTTCGTCGGTCCCGCGCCCAACGGCGGGGCCACGCCTAAGAACTTCATGGCGCTGCCGTCTACCGACATCGTGTACCTCGCCGGCCACGGGTGGAGCGACGGGCAGAAGATCGTGTTCTTCCAGGGCAGCGTCGGCGGCATCACCGAAGGAACCATCTACTACACGCGCGACTCGACCATCGACACGTTCAAGGTGGCCGCCACGCCAGGCGGTGCGGCAATCGACATCACGGCGTCGCCCTCCTTCGGCTGCGTGGTGTGCGCGATCACAGAAGACGTGTACGCCGCACAGAACACGCATCAGCTCGCGACGGCCTCGATGCAGATCCCTGACTGATGGGAACCACCGGGGCCGTATTTCTCGTCAAGCCGCAGATGTCGGCGGCCCCGCGCGCAGCAGGCAGCACGGGGGCCATCTTCCTGCTCTCGCCGCGCCTGGTCTCCGGCATCTTCTCGGCTGGTGGCAGCTTCTCGAATGACGCCACGGCCAGCGTGAAGGCGTGGCTTCCCGCTCCGCGCGTGCCGCTCGGACGCTTCGAGAAGGCAACCGTGAATGGTGACGGCACCGTCTCGGGTGACGTTCTGATCGCACCCGAGTGGTATCGATTCCTGCAGTACCTCGTGAATGACCGCTTGGGCGGCATCAACGCGCCCTCCATCGGTGACGTACAGACGAACGTGGTGGCCGCTCAGCAGGCCGTGACTCAGAACGTCTCCGACCTCACGAACCTCGGCGCGGTGGTGAACGCGAACGCCGCATCGCTTCAGACCTCCACGGAAGTGGCGGTTCAAAGCAATCTGCCGGGGGCTTCTCAGATCCCTCCGGCGCAGCAGTTCAAGCGCGACAGCTTGACCGACATCTGACCCATGGACCACCTTGACATCACGCACCACTTCTCCTCCCGCGAATACGCCAAGGAGACGTTTCTTCCAATGGGAAGCGAGGTGCCGCAGCATGCCCACACGCACGACCACCTCGCCATCCTCGCCGCGGGTCGTGCACTGGTGGAAGTCGATGGCGTCGAGACGCGGTATCACGGGCCCTGCTGCATCGTGATCGAGGCCGGCAAGGTGCACAAGGTGACTGCGCTCACTGACGTCGTCTGGTACTGCGTGTGGGCGCACGGCGGGTGCACGGACCCGGAGCGCATCGACGAGACGCTGATCGCCGGGGTGACGCGGTGAAGATCCAGCGCATCGGCTCCGGCGTGAACGTGGCGCCGGCGCTGTGGGCGCTGCGCGCGCATCCCGAGCTGTGGGACCAGAACACCGCGCGCACCGAGCACGCTGATTCGCCGCACCACGGCCTGTCGGACATCTGGGCACGCTACGCCGCTCCGGG